TAAGAAGGGAATTGGAACGTAGAAATCCAACACCCGAAGAAAAAATGAACATACGCTCACAAGCGTCATACCCGTACGGTGAAAGCCCAAGAGATTATTGGGATAGAAAATCCGCACAAAATCCTAACTATGAGGTGATATACAATAATGATGTTGCACCTCAGGATGAAGACAAGGAATTTGAAATCAAGCGTGATGATTTGGAAAACATTGATACCAAATCCCTGTCTGATTCCTTGGAATTTCCAAAGGAACTTAGGGATTATCTTGATTTTTGATAAAAAAAATCGCGAGATAATTTGTTTATTGATGAAAATTGTAGTATATTTGCAAACAAAAAAAGGACTAAATAACATTTAAAACACACTTTATTATGGAAGACGAAAGGACAATGATTGAAGAACAGTTTGAGGACGAAAACAAACCAAAAACAAACAGAAAAAAATTCGTATTCAACGAGAAAAACTATTTTAATGACAAATGTGACGTAAAAAAGGGAGAAACCAAGAAAGAATCAAAGATTAGGATTCTGCCCATTAGCGGAAGTGAGGAATACTTCAAGGATTTCAGCAACTTCAAGGCGTTTTTCGTGACAACAATCCATTCGGTTAAGTTGAAGAAAGACGCTAACGGAAACGGTGGTGGCTTTAAGAAGTTCTTCTGTCTTAATGACAAGAACCTTTCAGATGGTCATGGAAATTGCCCCTTATGTGCAAAGTCGAAAGAACTCTACGAGAAGGCCAATAACTGTGACATTGAGGCTGAAAAGAAATCAATTCTCAAAGAGGCTGGTTCGTTCAAGCCAAGAAAAAGTTACATCGTGCGTGTAATCGAAAGAGGCCACGAGGAAGATGGAGTTAAGTTTTGGCGTTTCAACGAGCACACAGGCGGAGATGGTATTTTTGACCTGTTGAAGGGGCTGTACAATATCCGCAACAACGAGTCTATTGAAGCGACGGGTGAGAAGTACAACATCTTTGACCTTAAAAATGGAAGGGACATTATAGTAACCTCAACCTACAACCATGATACCGAAAGAACGAGTATTGCTATTGCTGACGCTGGTTTTTCAACGCCATTATCAAAGGATGAAGACCAAATGACCGAATGGATTAACGACCCAAAGACATGGAAGGACGTTTACTCAATCAAGTCGGAGGATTATCTTAGCATTGTCGCAGAGGGGGAAATCCCAGTTTGGAATGACAAGGAGAAAAAGTATGTTGTAAAGAGTAATGAGAAAACAGAGGCTAATGACGGAGATTCACCAAAAACTGAGGAAACCGAAGAGCCTGTTGAAGAACCCTATACTGAGGTTGACGAGACAGAAGTTTTAGAACAAGAACCTGAAGGTGATGACCTTCCATTCTAATCTGTGTTATTTCTACGAAAATACATAGTGCATTGATAAAGTTGAGACCAACGCGTAAAAAGTTGGTCTTGACTTTGTTTTTTTAAAATCTTTGTAGTATATTTGCAAAAAATAATATATGTGCATGAAACTATACTTTAGATATTCCACCATGAACAGTGGCAAATCTGGAATGTTGCTAATGCAAGCATTTCAATTTGAGGAACGAAATGTACCTTTCTTGTGTTTGAAATCTTCAATAGACACAAGGGATGGTGATGACGTTATTGCTTCAAGGGTAGGGATTAAAAGACCGTGTATTTCAATTCTACCAGAAGATAATCTGTATAAACTGATTGAGGAATACATAGCAAGTGCCTCATTAGAAGGGATTGACAAGCCTTTATGGATACTCGTTGATGAAAGTCAGTTTTTGACAGCAAAACAGGTTGATGACCTTGCCAAGATTGTAGATAAACTTGAAATCAATGTAATGTGTTACGGATTAAGGACTGATTTTACTACGCATTTGTTTGACGGTTCAAAAAGACTTATGGAAATCGCAGACGATATTTCAGAAGTCAAATCATCGTGTTCGTGTGGAAGAAAAGCAATGATTAACGCAAGGTTTGACACAAATGGAAACCTAATTACTGATGGTGAACAGATTGTAATTGGCGGAAATGATATGTATGTTACGTTATGCAGAAAGTGTTATTATTCGTTGTTGAAGAAGCAAGAGATGAAAGAAATAAAGTATGAATGTTAAAAGAGAAAATTATGGCAAAACAAGCAGTTAAGAAAGGTGCAGGTATCAAAAAGAGTGGACTTGCGGCATTTAAAGAAAAAACAGGGTTAAATTCGGCAAACAGCAATACAGTTACATCAACCAGTAATGCAAATAAGCCTCAGACATGGATTACGATGCCGAAGGCTTTTAGCGAGGCTACAATGTTACCAGGTATTCCTGAGAATACTGTGATAAGTGTTATTGGCCATTCAAATGTAGGAAAAACCACGTTAGTTAATCATGCGTTGGTTTCGGCACAAAGACAAGGCTTAATTCCTGTTATTATTGACACAGAAAATTCGTTCTCATTTCAATACGCAACAAATATGGGTTTCAAAGCAGAACCAATTTGGGGTGACGTTGAAGTAGAGGATATTGACCCTGACACTGGTGAAGTGACAACACACATTGAAAATCAGATTGTACATTGGGATGGAAACTTCATTTATTACAATAACAGATTACTTTGTGAACGTTTTGGCGATATGGATTACGCAAAGGGTGTTAAAACAAAAACCAAACGCAAGATTGCAGTTGTAGAAGATGTTGCTGCTTGCATAAATGAGTTACTTGATGCTCAGGATGATGGCGAAATTGACCAAGGTTTTCTTTTTGTGTGGGATAGTGTAGGAAGTATAGGTTGCTTCAAAGAATTTACAGCCGGAAAAATTGGAAACCCAATGTGGACTGCAGCAGCAATTAGTGCAGCATTTAATTTGATTGTGAACGACAGAATACCTTCCTCCAAAAAGGCTTCGCATAAGTATAACAATACTTTCCTTTATGTTAACAAGGTTTGGATGGACTCTATGACAAATCCAGTCGGCCCTGCCATTATGCAAACAAAGGGTGGAAGGTCAATGAAGTATGCCACACGTTGTGAAATCCTTATGGGTGGACAACTTACAAGTGGAATTAAGAGACTTACAGCAACTTCAAAAGGTGCAACTTATTCGTATGGAACTGAGACTAAGATTAAAATCTTAAAGAACCATCTTGATGCACCACATAATGTTTGTTATGAAGGCAAAATGATTGCTACAGATGTAGGTTTTATTTCTCCTGATGATTTGGAAGGATACAAAAAGGAACACATATCACAAATTCTAACAGAACTTAACAAGTTAAATAAGGATGGTGGAGAAATTACTTTAAAAGATGTAGAATTTACCGAAGTAGAAGATTCAGAGGTTGTAGAATAATTTTTAGCAATATAATATATAGACGAAAATGGATGTAGTTTTAATCAAAAAAGCAAAGTATAATTTAGTTGAGGACAAATATACCGCTATCCCTGGTGATGTTTTCGAAATGCTTATGGATGCAGATGCCGTAACAGAGTGTTTAGATTCTTTACCAAAGGTGATTATGTTTGAAAACCGTGACGAGTATGACAAATTTAGTGGAAACGACCTGGATTTTGAAAAGGATGTACTTGTTTCGAAGAAAGGTCAGATTTTCTGTTTCTTGAAAGCACAATCACAATTGCCTCCATCTTATGCAACCAATACCAAAAAAGATACTGAAAAGTAAACCTGATATTGGGGAAAAACAATTCACCACACTACTTGTGGACGGTTCTAACGTTTTGGAGATGTGTTCACTTGCAAATAAAACATTATCGAGCAACGGAAAATGTGTTGGTGGAATATTTTCAATGTTATTACAATTAAAACTTCTGTTGCGTAAAGGTAATTTCAGATATGTTTACGTCTTTTGGGACGGAGATTGCTCAGGCTTTTATCGCTACATACTTAATAATGATTATAAATCAAACAGAGATAAAACGTATGAAAATGAAGTTGAGGAAGGTTTGTCTGAATACATGAAGGAATTTAACGCCAACCTGAAAAGGATGCAGAAGTATATCCGAGATAAGAATAAGGCAAGAAACGATGAAAAAAAGAAAGAAAAAGAGATTTTCTATGAACAACGTGAGGTTGTGATGGCTTGTCTTGAAGAATTATTCGTTAGACAATGCATAGCAGACAAGGTAGAAGCAGACGATTTCATTGGTTATTATGTGGTAAACAAGAAACCAAATGAAAGAATTGTGATAGTTTCCAATGACAGAGACTTGACGCAACTTATTTCAGAAGATGTAATTGTGTTTATACCCTCTTTGAAGAAATTTATCAACACCAAGAACCATACATCAGAAATGGGTTATGATTATCGCAATGTACTATTAAAAAAGGTAATATGCGGTGATACATCAGACAGTATCAAGGGAATAAAGGGTGTTGGAGAGGCTACATTATTCAAGAATTTTCCCGAATTTAAAGAAAGAAAAGTAGAACTGAACGAAGTTATAGAAAAAGCAAAACTCATTAACAACGAAAGAACAAAATCAAAAAAGAAGCCCTTAAAATGGGCAGAAAATATAGTAAATAGAGTCACAGATGGTTGTCAGGGTGAAAAAATATACGAGATTAACGAAAAAATAATTAACCTGAAAAAACCCATATTAACTGAGGAAGCAAAGGAAATTATTGATTCTATGCGTTATAACCCATTAGACCCAGAAGACAGAAGTTTTGAGAACTTATACAATATTCTTAAAAACGCTGGGGTCGATGACCTTAAAGACGAAAATCGTTTTGCCTCATTTTTCACTGAGTACGCGTACCTAATTGACGCAGAAAAGAAAAATAAATGATGAAAAATTTTGAAAAAACCGAAAACTGTAGTATATTTGTAAAGAAATTTTTAATTTTTAAATTTATTTAAGAAACCAATGGAAAAAGAACCAAGAAAGAACACACTTCAAAACGAAGGATACAAAGAACGCTTTCAGTTCCTACTATGGATTAACGACAACATAATCTGTCAGCGTTACTTTAAGATTATGGGGTTCAATAGCGATTCGGTTGGCTCCGAAGAACTGCTTGACACCCTTGAGGAATGCGTATCCATGATTAAGGATGATTTGCATTACAAGAGTTTTCTATATCAGTCAATCGTGAATGATGAACCTGTGAAACTGACGGGCTTCCACGATAACATGGAGAACCCTCAAGACCTTTATCTTCTTACCAATTCTCGTATCACTGGTCCGATTATCCTTTCTGACGGAACAGAGATATTCAAGAAGTATTTCTCACATACAGATGATATTAACGAGGTTTATGACGATGAGGATGTCAAACCATGGGATGTTACGTTCAAGTTTGAGTTCCTTATTGATGACCGCATTGTTTTCCAACGCATTTGGGACGGAAGCGTTTATCCAAAATTCGTCAGGAACAGCGTTGACCTGTCAAACTCGATAACTTCTTACACAAGAGGTGGGGGTGTAAACTTTACGTCGAATGAAGGCATTGCCAACTATTTGAAGGTTGGCAGGGTTGACCTTATCTATTACATGATTAAGAAAATCGTTGAGTGCATGAGCGGCGGGTTTGATGACCCTGACAGATTCACACACACTATTAATTTTGACAATTATGCCCTGAAAATGGACAAAGACGGAAAGGTGTTAGAGACTGGCCAAAAGGAACTCTTCTATGAGAGTTACAACAACAGGTATTTCACCTCATACTACAAGTGGACAAAGGAAAAGTCGCGTAAGTATAACGCATGGCTTAACCGCTGCGAAAAGTACGCCGACAGTGGCGGTCTTACACCTGGTGAGTGGGAGCATTTTGAAAAACGTTGTTGATAGTATTTTGAAGTGATACGTTGTGGTGGTGAAGTATATATAGTAACCACCACAATTTTATAACATTTTAACATAATAATGGCAAAAAATGTCGATAAAAGCACCCTTGGTTATTTGGGTGAGGATTTTCAGTTAAAACTTGTTAAATGCTTTTTTGAGGATAAGAACTTTTTTCTTGGTCTTGAACAGATTATAGACCAGAACATGTTCACAAACGAATATCTGAGAAGAATAGTAGGTTTTCTCAAGAGCAGGTATAATGACAAGGATGTTGTTTCAAGTTATGGGGAAATGGATATCCTCATAAGGAAGAACATAAGCGACCAAATAACCGTTATGTCAATGCTTGAACTGCTTGACAAAATCAAGAATATGGATTTGGTTGGACTTGACCTTATTGAAGGCGAGTCCGAGCGTTTCTTTAAGCAGCAGAACTTAGTTAAGGCCATAAATAAGGCAAACGACATTATAAAACGTGGTAACGGCAGCGAATACTACGAGATAGAAGACCTGTTCAAGAAGGCACTTGAAGTAAATACGAAGCAGGAATACGGTTGGCATTTATTTGATGATGTTGAAAATGACCTACGAGATGATTATCGTGAAACAATTCCCACAGGAACAAAGGAACTTGATGAAGCGTTATATGGCGGGTTGGGCCGTGGTGAACTTGGTGTTGTGATAGCACCATCTGGTGTTGGTAAGACAAGTATATGCACAGGTTTTGCAGCGTCTGCTGCCGTAACAAAGACAAAGGGTAATAATTATCAGGGCTACAAAGTTTTACATTTTTATTTTGAAGATTCAGATGAAGCAATCAGGAGAAAATATTATGGCCATATACTCGATATAGATGCAATGCATTTGAGTGACCCTGATATAAGACCAAGAGCAATAGAGGAACTAAAGAATCTGAAAGAAGAACAAAAACTACTTAAAACCAATATCATAGGAAAACGCCTTGCTTCTGGTGAAGAAACAGCCTCAATGATAAAACGCAGAATTGAGTCTTATATTGCAAAAGGTTTTAAACCAGACCTTGTTATTATAGACTATTTCGAGTGTCTTAAATCAGAAGATGCACAAAATTTTCATGATACGGAGTGGACAAAAGAAGGTATAACAATGCGAAAACTTGAAAGCATATGCAATGAGAAACAGATTGCTATGTGGGTTCCTATTCAGGGAAATAAGGGGTCGCTTGGTGCTGAATTTGTTGGACTTATGCATGGTGGTGGCTCTGTTTCTAAAATTCAGATTGGCCATGTTGTTATAACTCTTGCAAGAACCGAGGAGCAGAAATCACAACATCGTTTAAATGTATTTATTCAAAAACTTAGAGGAATTGCTATCGGAAGGGATAAATTTTTGAACGTGAAATTTAATAACGGAACATGTAAATTTGACATGACAGACACGGGAGATGTTGATGATGAGGTATTTGAGAACAGCATGCAACAAAGACAGAATGTGGTTGCAAAACAAGTCAGAAATAATTTAAGAGGTAATTAGTGATTTATAAAAAAATCCCTTCTATATATTATTATATAACACTTAAATTTTAATACAAGACATGAATATAAAATTGATAGATTTTTATGCTGATTGGTGTATGCCTTGCAAGGCGTTTGCACCAGTGCTCAGTAAGGTTACTGAGGATAGGGATATTGAGGTTGTCAAAGTTGATACAGCAGTTGATGAGGACGATTTGTCAGTAAAGTATAACATCAGGAGTATTCCAACCGTTGTTATATTAAAGGTTGACGATGAAGGAAACAAAACGGAAGTTACAAGATTTACGGGAATTAAGACCGAGAGCGAACTGACACAGATTTTGGATAACCTCTAATTTGAATGCGGTATGACGGAAGAACTGAAAAAATATTTTAACGGCGATGAGTTCGCCGCGTCAACATGGGAGAAGAAATATGCCGAAAGGGACGAGGATAGTGGTGAGGTCATAGAAAGAACGCCTGATGACATGCATCATAGGCTTGCCAAAGAATTTGCGAGAGTTGAAAAAGCATATGAGACAATCAACACCACAAACGTCCTTAAAGACAATTTCACACCTTATTATAGAAACAGAGCACCACTTGACGAAGAAAGAATTTACACATTTTTTAAAGACTTTAAATACATTGTTCCTGCAGGTTCTGTAATGGCAGGTCTTGGATTAAACAAACCTGTTTCATTATCAAACTGTTTTGTGCTCGATTCACCCGAAGACTCATACCCCTCAATTATGTTGAACCGACTGTACTTGGTTGAACTTATGAAACGCAGGGGTGGTGTAGGAACAGACCTGTCAAATTTACGCCCACGTGGTGCAAAGGTCAATAACGCAGCAGTAACAAGCACGGGAGCAGCAAGTTTCATGGATGTACACAGTGATGTTACGAATGAGGTTGCACAGCAGGGCAGACGTGGAGCATTAATGATTTCCATGCACATCAATCACCCTGATATAGAGGAGTTCATTGAGAAGAAACAAGACCTGACAAAGGTGACAGGTGCAAATGTTTCCGTACAGATTACAGATGAATTCATGATGGCAGTTGAGAAAGATGAAGATTATTTGCTCAGGTGGCCTGTTACTGCTGTAATTAATGAGGTAAAGACATCAGAATCTAATGGTAAGGAAATGACGGAACTCAATTTCGGTGAGTTGTATCCAATGCTGTACACCGAAAACGAGTTTTCTTCAAAATTAAAAATTGGATATGTCAAGAAGGTACGTGCACGTGATGTTTGGAATAAAATAATCCATTGTGCTTGGAATACAGCCGAACCTGGGATTATCTTCAAAGACAGAATGGATAAGTTTTCACCCGATGGTGTGTATGATAAGTACAGGGGAATCAGCACCAATCCATGTGGTGAAATCTATATGTCAGGACAAGAATCTTGCAGGTTGATGGCAATTAATATGTTATCGTTTGTCAAAAACCCATTTACCGATAAGGCTGAGATTGATACACATAAGGTTTATGAAGTAACATATGAGGCTGTAAGGCTTGCCGATGACCTTGTTGACCTTGAAAATGAAGCCGTACAAAGGATTATTGATAAAACCAAATCTGACGAATACGCACAGAAGATTTGGAACAAAATCCTTGAAAAGGGTAAGAACGGAAGACGTGTAGGCGTTGAATTTACGGCAATGTCAGATATGATAGCAGCACTTGGAAAGAAGTTCTGTACCAAGGAAGCCAATGATACCATTAAGTCCGTATGCCGTTTGATGATGTCAGCAGCATTGGACAGTGAGATTGACATGGCAATTGAACGTGGCACATTCCCTGACTATAATTCGGACGTTGAAAAGGGGAATGAATGGTACAAGTTCATGGAAGAAGAATATCCAGAACGTTTTGCACTTATGAGGCAGTTCGGAAGAAGAAATATTTCATTTACAACCGCTGGTCCAACTGGTTCATTAAGTATTTTAACACGCACTTCTTCGGGTGTTGAACCTGTGTTTATGCCTTATTATGTCAGGAGAAGAAAGTGCATTAGCGATGATGACCGTGTTGATTATACAGACAAGTTAGGCGTCAACTTCACTGAATTTGTTGTCGTGCATCCACAGTTAAGGACATGGGCAGAGAACAACATGCCCGAATACATGGATAAGTTTGATGAACTTACACAAGACGAATGGAAGGAAATCTACGAGAAGTCACCTTGGTTCGGGTCATGCGCACAAGACATTGATTGGGAAAAACGCGTAGAACTTCAGGGCATTGTGCAGAAATATCTTGTGACGCACAGCATATCCTCAACAGTGAATCTTCCGAATAACGTGAGAGAAGAAGAGGTTTCTGAGATATACCTTAACGCATGGAGAAACGGGTTAAAGGGAATTACGGTTTACCGTGACGGCTCACGTGAGGGTATTATGATTCAGAAAGAGAAGAAGAAAGAGGATGACAAGTTTGAAAGTTACATTTCAGCACCAAAGCGTCCGAAAACTCTTGAAGCCGATTTCTACACCACAAAGGTTAAAGGTGTAACCTTTTATGTAATGGTTGGTCTGTATAAGAATAAACCTTATGAGATTTTCGTGTACAGAACAGGTGACAACAACATGAGAGCCATTAAGAACCATAAGGGTACAATCACCAAAATCAAGAGGGGTGTCTACCGTTATGAATCAGAAGTCCTTACAATAGAGAACATAAATGTCCATCTCAGCAATGAGGAAAGGGCAACCGCTATTTACACAAGTATGCTTATGAGGCATGCCGCACCATTGAAGTGCATCATTGATACGGCACAGAAGGTGGATGACAATATTGCCAGCTTCACGGCAGCAATGACAAGGATACTCAAGAAATACCTTAAAGACGAAGTTATTGATGGTGAGGTTTGCCCTGATTGCGGAGGAAGGCTAATCAGGGAAAATGGCTGTATTCACTGCATGGATTGCGGATGGTCAAGATGTGAGTAATTCCCTTTTTAAAAGAACTTTTGTCATATTTTGCATCGTTTTAACACGCTTTAAAACGGTGCATTTTTGTTTAAAATAAGTTTGCATAATATTTATTAGAAAACGGTAAAACAATGATAATCAACGACAGGTTAATTGAAAACATAACTAAGGATGTTCTTGCTGAATATCTTACAGAAGCACGTCCAAAGAGGGTTGGTGACAAAATATATGCTAACAAAGGTAGGAAAGCGACAAGACTTGGAACAAGAATACGTCAGTTAAAAAACAAGGTGGCTGCATACGGCTTAACGTCAAGACACTATAATGATGAAAAGACCGTATTGGATGAATACAACAAGGTAATAACCTCTTTTGGTTGTGGTTTCAAGGTTGATAATGCCTCATACATCACGATACCGAGAACCGAAAACGGTGCTAACCTTGGCAAGAGATATGATATAACAATTACGTTTGACAGTGATATTATTATGGGCAACATCACACTTATAGGCTACGGAACCGAGGACAAGCCGTTAAGCGAATTCAAAACGGATTTCAGTCTTGTGAATGAGAAATTCACCAGTATTGAAAATTAAAATAATTTTACCTACATTAATAAAACAAGGTAATTAAACATGGCAAAGAGACAACATTACGGAATAACATTCCCTATAACGGCAAAGTCATTTGAGAAAACATTGTTAGACCTTAACCTGAATCCAGCAGACGGTGTTAAGTCACAGATTATGCATCTGATATTCACACCGATAGGTCAAAGGCTGAGGAAACCGTTATTTGGTTCAAAACTCATACAGTTTATATTTAACCCGAATGACAGTCAGACATGGGGTGACGTTGTACGTGACATAAAGGAAATGATTGCCAACAACATACCTGATTGCAGCATAGACAACGTTGAGGTTTATGAGGTTGAGGACGGCTTAGGACTCATGGCGCATATTAAGTACACCGTAAAGGAAAACGGAGTTGAATATCAGGACGAAATAATCACAGAACTATAATGATATAAATGGCAGAAAGAAAAATAAGTTATTTGGCAAGAAATTACGAAGATTATCGTAACGCAATTCTCGACATATCAAGGAAATATTATGGAGACATCTTTGACAATATGAATGATGCATCCGTTGGCTCGTGGATTGTCGATATAGTTTCCGACATTGCCGATAACCTCAGTTATAATATTGACAGGACGTATCAGGAAACATCAATTGATTCAGCTAATGACGCAAATTCATTGTTTGACTTGGCAAGGACTTCTGGTTGCAAAATAACAGGAAAAAAGGCCGCAATAGTGGAAGTTGAACTTAGTTGTGAACTACCGTTAAACAGACAGGGGTCAACATCTGACGGTGATTTAAGCCAAGCAGATGAAAGTTATGCACCAATTGTTAAACGCGGTACACTATTTTCAACAGGTTTGCAGACATTTGAATTGTCTGAGGACGTTGATTTCTCGCAACAATTCAACGAGAACGGGATTTCAAATAGGCAGATAATACCCACAAGGGACAGTAACGGAAACATAATTTCATACCTGTACAAGAAGTTGGCCATTGCGACAGCTGGCCAGTCAAAGGTGTATAAGAAGATTATCACCAATTCAGACCTTGTTCCTTTTATGGAGGTTCAACTTGAGGACGCGGATATTCTTGGCATTGAAAGTATCATTGTAAAGGAAGGCACTACAATAGTTGATGACCCGTCAATAGACGAGTTCTACGTTGACGAAGAAGAATATGTTGATAAGAAGTCATACAGTGATTTTAGCGGAAACAAGGTAAGCCGCTTTTTTGAAGTTGAAAACCTTGCAGAACAGTACCGTTATGGCTACGAGGTTGAAATGGGTGACAAGTATTACAATCCGAGATGGGAAGTCGCTGATATGACGTATGTCGAAATAGGTAATGCCGACAAGGATGACTATGAGGTTTACAACTACGCAAAACTGATATCCAAGGCAGATTATGACGAATTGACAGATGATGAAAAAAAGAACTATGAACCTTGGGCCGACTACTCAGAAAAGACAGATGTTGGCACACATAAGATAAGCGTTGCAAACATACCAACCGTTACAATACCACTAAACGTTTACAGGGGTTTAACCAAAGAAGAACAAGAGGCTTATGTGGTTAACTACTATGTGTACAAGAGAGTTTCAAACACACAGGATGGTGAATACAACGTCCCTTATCAGTATCGCAACAAGACAACCTACCAAAACAACAAACTTGCATTTCCTAATGACATAATAAGTGCTGAGGAATACAATGGCCTCAGTTCAACTGACGTTAGGACTATATTTGAGGAAGTCCCGTCAAGATATGTTGTTAGGGG